GGCGCTGAGCGGTCATCAGGGTCTCACGAGCGATCTTAAAGGTGCTCGGGAGGTTAGCGTTGTTCGGGTCAGCAGGGCCAGTGTACTCACGCAGAGACACAAGCACCTTGTCCTTAACGATGGAGCGACTGTTGGCCGTACCAATCGTTTGGTCTTGGGTGCGCTCACGCTGAGTCTTGGTACCAGGGTTGCCCCAAAAACGATACCGGTCTAACTGAACGGTTTGACCGGGCTGTTTGGTGAAATCATGGACGACGACAGGCTCAGCTGCCATCTCCACAATGTAAGCTGGGTGGGGACGGTACAGCTCCGCGCCCAGCAGCTTCGGGAAATCGTTATCGATAAACATGTTGGTTACTCAGCGTAGGTTTAGCTGATACCCGAGGACAAGTATCCTCTACAAAATGGAACAAAAGCTCCACTAGAAAAATTATAGCAACAATTTATCAATCCGGATTAATAACTTTTGAAATTAAGCTTCCGGATTTACCATCACGGGAAAATTGTATCCTGGCAGCATGTTCCCTGGGGCATACATCATCGGAGCCATCGAACCCATTGCGTGATATGGATTGACAGTCGGTGGTTGCATATCAATCTGTGGGGATTGAATTTCAGGATCGATGCCAGCCCCGGCTGCAGCTGCTTGCATAGTTGCCATCATGTTGGCAGCTTCTGCCATTTGTTTCCGAGATTCAGATTTTTTGACAGCTTTTTTAGCTTTAGATTTGTCCATCAGCGGCCACCTTTCTTTTGAGGCATAGGGGGTTGAATGCCCATCGGGAGTTGTCCAGTCATCGGCATGAATTGACTAAACATACGCTGCTCATTGGCAACAATTGCATCTTGCGTATATTCAGCTGAATCAATAAATTGAGCAGCCATGAGGCCGTTTCTTGGAAGCGGGGACCCAGGGAGATTTAACTTTAAATAAGCCGCATCCAAGTCGCTAGGCATCGGGGGCTGCGGAGCATTAGGATTCCCAATTTTAGGGGCGACACCACGCGCTCTAATTGGTGCATACTCGTCGACCATACCGGCTTGCACTTGTTGCATTAGATTACCGGCACCAAAACTAAAAAGAAATGGAGAGCCAATTGGGCCGCCAGCGGTACCAATCTTCGCCAAAAACTGCTCAGTTCGTTTACCAGCGCTCTCCTTTTTAGCAGTCATAAATATTACAAATAAAAGGGGCAGCTGTTGCTACCCCTTATTTTACATTTACTTATTTTTCTGATAAATGGCGTTTATTCAGAATACCGATAATCACTCCATCACCAGAAGCTTCTGGCGGAAGACTTCGGGATTAGACTGAGCAGCATTCAGATAGCGCCAAGCATTCGAAGGATCCCGATCAGCCAGAGAGCCGAAGCTATTCCAGAAATCCATGGGATTGCCTTGCGCTTGAGGTTGAGGAGGAACAGGCATCTCAGGGCGCTGAGGAGCGGCCGGACGCTGGTACTGTTGACCAACAGCTTGACCTTGTTGAGCGGGGGCATAACCAATTTCCGAATCGGGAATCGGATAGGGGCCATTCTCACCGAAGAACTCACAGGTATAGTCGGCAAGGACATCGGGATCTGTCAGGATGGTCTCATAAGCACGGTGCTCATTCGAAAGCTCCTGAAGAAGACCCACAGATTCCATGAGTTGCTGATTGGTTTGAATCAGCGCATCTTCCAGCTGGCAAGCATAGTTATTAAGGATGGCGGGAACGTCCGCGCCAAAATAATTAATAACCTCAAGACTTTGCGGGCTTACTCCGTTTGCCAGAAGCTGGTCCTGGCTGATTTCCTGTGAAGGTTGGGAATAAGCGTTGGAGTAAGCCTGGTTGTTGTTGGTCCCAGGCATAGAGGTCGGCATCCCCGCGTTGTTGTACTGGGGAGCCTGTTGGGAAGCGTAACTGGCCGGGTTTACCGGTTGAGTCACTGCCGACTGTTGACCCTGGAAGGGGAATTGGACGGGCGAACTCAGGAGCCCCACCACCCGATTGAACGCCTCCTTGTAAGGATTCTCCGCCTGAGGTGCCGCTTGTGGGGCTGCCTGGGGTGCTTGGGGGTAAAACGCTGTAGGGGCTGATGGGTAGCTGGGGACCCCCATCTGGGCCTGGGTTTGCGGGGCGGGGGCCACCATCTGCTGGTAAGGCGCCACCCATTGAGAGTTGGTCGCCACCGCCGGAGCTTGGGCCGCCGTCTGGGTCATTGGAGCCGCGTAGCTGGTCGGCTGGGTCGGGGATACTTGGGGTGCCGATTGGGTCGGCATTGCGGTATCGGCCTGCATAGGTTACCTCTTTTTGTAGGCTTTCGAGAGTTCGGTAAAGGAAGGGGGTAAGATCAAGTCTTGGATCCGCAGCCATCGGTAAATTCGGTTGCTGCGGATGTGGTGTCCGCATTTCTAAATTGACAAGGTCAATAAATGCGGAGTAGGCCCTCTGTACTTCCCCCACCATCCGGAATGGGAACCCCGAGAGCATGCCCGCGATTTCGTCATCCGTTTTTGAAGGGAACAAATACTTCAGTGCTTCAATGCTATCAACCCCTAACTCTTGCAGGTTTCGGGTGAAAATAGACTGGTTTAATTTATCTTGTGCAGTGTCTTCATAAACAGGCCCCATCCAGCGCCAGGCAACAGTACGATCGCCATCTGGAGCTAAACCTAAAACTCCGTCAGGAATTTCTCTTGTTTCAAGCGCAGTATCAATAGCTTTTTGAAGTTTCTTTTCGTAAGTTGATTTTTGTTTTTCGTATTTTAAAACGGAAGCCTCATCGTCCGGGTCTTGAGGTGGGGCAGGGTATTTAATCCCAGAGGCATAAGCCAATGATTTCCGGAAGATTTGTTCTTCCTGAAAAATCATTAGTTCAAAACACTTGCAAATACCATACGTATAGAGCTGCAAGCATTTCTTCTTTGCTGTTGCACTAACGCGACCATATGCCGATTTAATTTCAGTAGCGGTAACGTTTGTAATGCTTAAATCATCAATACCACCCAATGCCAGTCGGATCTCACTCCTTAACTGCTCTGCGTACCTAGCCTGATCAGTGCTTACAGCATTAGGTGTAATAAAACCAACCCGATCTGTTGGCTCCAGGTTGGCGATGACGCGGGGCACCCTCATGCCACTTCCTGGTTTACCAATGTAGCCAGGAGGTTGCCTATTTACGTTATCCTGCTTATAAGTAGAACTTGAAAGAAAAAATTCAGACTGAAAACCAGATTGACTGGAAATACTGGGACGTTGTGCAACATCGGTATCCCCGCTTTCAACGATGTCTTGCTTAGGTCTCGACGAAAGAAGAGTGGGATTCCCAAAGAAAGATAAGTTGGCACGGATATTTTTAACCATCTCATCATGAGCGATGATTTGGTTTGCCATCCAATCAAATTCTCCAGCTCCATCGGTGCCAAAAGCATCTGGATTATTAAAAACCTCAACACATGGTATAAATTCCATTGTGTTGACAACGGTTTTTTTGTCAAATACGCCAAACTCCATGGTTGGCATATCAAATGTAATTTCTTGCTCGCTGTGAAACTCTTCAATCTCAGTAGCAGTAATGCGAAGCCGCATGTAGCGCTTATCCGTGTTTAGACCAACACCCTGAAAACCACGGGTGGACCGTACTTTGTATGGATAAATGATGATAACTTCTTCTAGTTCACCATCTGGTGAATAATAGGTTCGATACGAATCTTTATCGAACCAATAAAGCCGATATGTTTTCTTAGTAGGACGAATATAAAACAGGCCTCTTCCATAGCATAAGAAGCGATCCCAAATCGAATCTAAGCGAGCATCAAGTTTGTTGAACTTGATTACTTGTTGAATAAAATCAAACCGTTGAGTTCCGAGGTTGTCTTGTTCTGGATAAAATTCAACGCCTTGTCGGATACCAAACATCCGCATCTGCCCAAGATGCGCGTTGACGAGCATCGTGTCTGCGGGGCCGCTACCATCGCGAGTTATGACCGCCTTAAGAATGTCGTCAAGGACAGTTTTATTGCCGTCGCTCATGGTTGGTTAGGGATTACTCGTCAATATCGTAGCCAACAGCAATGCGTTTTAGTGTAATTACGTCATCTTCAACTTCGAGTTCAAATCGCTCGTTAGGTTGAAGTGCCATGTCATGACACAATTCGTCGGGGAGCGGAATTACGGCAGAGCCGTACACATCCTGTTCAAGTTCGACGTTGTAGTAGCTGGTGGACATTGGGTGATTTTATAAGTCTAGGTCCAAAATACTTTATACCACGTAATCTGACCTAGAACTCCAACTGAAGCTTCCCTCTGGTCATTAAACCGTTGCACAACCAAACCAGTGAATCAACGCAGTCATCGTGAGAGCTGACACCAAAATTCACGATCTCATCTTGCAGATAACCAAAACGCCTGTACTTATTGAAGATAATTTTTCGCTGCTCAAACAAGCCCATGATGCCACGGAATCTTGCCACTTTGTCACCACGGAATCCCTTGATCGCGTGCCAATTCATGTTATAAAGTCCGTGGTCCCCAAGGCAAATCCGTTTGAAGTCTGCCTCAAGCGAAGCTTGATATGCAACCGCTTCAGACCAGATGTCAATATTACTGCCAGTGGGGAAGTAACGATTGTTGTCTTTATGAACGACACCCCACTCTTCCATCATTTCCATTAATGCCTCAAGTTTTTCTAGGTTTCCCATCATTCGAATTCGTTTGCAATCGATGATGTGAATTCTGTCGCCAACACGACCACCCATCGTAAACACGGTATAGTCATTCTGCTCTCGAATGCCTGCCGACAAATCAACGCCGACACCCAAAGAATCAAATTGGGTGGCAATTGTACCTTTAACAATTAAATCGGGAGACAGCGATAGCTCACTGGTTTGTACAATTTGATTTTGATATTGAAAACTAAATGCGATTGGGGCCTGCCTACGACGATCCCTCAAATAATCCAAAGACCAAAGTGCAGGCCAATAAGACAGCTCCTCCCCTTGCTCATCGATTGTGATGGCTGATTGAACAATTTGAATCCAATCATTTGCCGGGATGAAAGTGGTGTTATGAATATCATCATGTCTAAATCTGGTACCAAGACAAATTGCTCGGCCACCTTCAAACATTGTAGGAACAATAACTGAATTCCAGTTATCTTCCATCGCGGCACGAATGTCTCTGTTTTTGATGTCATCAGCAGATTTGATCGCGTCATCAATAATGCAAAGATGTGAACGCTTTGAGGTCACGGCGCCTTTCAAACCTGCGCAACATACAGTAAATTCCTCTTCACCGGTAGATTTAATCCCTGCAAATTTCCAGTCAATGCTCCAATATTCGTTGGAGTTGATACCTTTTGCAATTTTTACGGTTGGAAAAACTTCTCCGTAAATTTTGCTTTCTTCAATGATTCGTTTAATAGCTGCACTTTTTGGACGAGCAACGTCAACGGTGTAAGAGATATACAGAATTTTGAGAGGTTTTTTGTGTAAAGCGTGTATTCCAATTGCCCAGGCAGTGAATAGACCTAAAACCGTGGATTTGGCACTACCCCTTGGTGCCAAAATATCTACATTGGGTCCGGCAATACCAATTAAACATTCGCTGTTCTCATCAGTACAAAGATATTTGTGCCACTCCTTGTGGTGATCTGCCGGTGGTTTATCGCCAACAACTTCACAAAAATAACCAAAATCTGTCCTGGCTCTTTCAATGTCGACAGTACTTGTTTGTTTTACGACACGCTTTTGTGCCGCAGCACGAGCAGTCCGCCGATATACAGAATAGATGCTAGTTGCTACCATGCCCGTAGCTTAGCGCAATTAGCCTTACGATTCTTCTGACAGGATCTTAGTCCAAACGCCCATGGAAGCTTCCTGGAGTGGTCCCTCAATGGGATCATCGCGGAAGATAGAAATCATCTCCCGTAAAGCTCGGTCAGCACCAGCAAGAATTAAACCTTGTTTGTCTAATAAAACTTTTTCGTCATTAAGCTGTTTAATCGAGCCACGCAATTCTTTTTGAAGCATGGCAATTCTGGAAGTTCCCATGTCCTGCTTCACTATGCCCATATCAATTGCATCTCGCAATTTAGCAATATCTTGCTGCATGGAATCAATTTCATCCTCCAGCAAGGCATTGAAATTGCGTTTTTTAAACTCTTTCTTGGACCATTCGTCGCACTGCACAATGCTACCTGTAAACCCGAGAAACCGGGCATACAGGTACATTTGTATTGGAGAGCTGGTGCGTTTACAAAAGGCAAGAAAGGATTCGCGGTCTTTATCGGTTAAAACCTGAATCCATTCCGTCATGTTCGGTACTGCTGTTGAGCTTGCTCGTAATCTCGACTCTCTTTATAGCGTCTAAACATCTCTTGTTGCAAGTCGGTGAGACGGGTTTCTTCTCCCGACTTACCAAGAGTTGCACGTTGCTCCTGGCCAGTTAACCCAATCTGCCTCTCTTGTCCAGCAAGAAGTTGAGCTTGCGTTTGTCGCTGTTGCTCACCCGTTGCCGCAATACCAAGACGTTCCTCAGTACCTTTGGTTTGAATTAAACCGGTTTCACCAGCGAATCGTTGAGCCTGGGTTTGACGCTCTTGCTCACCAGTTGCAGCAATCCCTAAGCGCTGTTCATACCCTGTGGCAGCAACAGTTTTGCGCTCTTGCTCACCACGAGAGGCTACAGTCGCACGTTCTTGCTCGCCCATCGTGGCGTATGTAAGTCGCTGCTCTGATCCCTGCGCCTGATAACGACGAACGTCTTGACCAGCAAAAAATTCTGCATTGGTGCGATCAAGTTGAGCACCAAGCTCCATGTTGAGCCGTTGCTGCGCGGCGCTGGTCTCATTCAACGCAACTTGCGATTGCAATGATTGAGTTGGGACCGGAGTCGGCGGCGCTGGGGGCGGCGGCGGCGGAGAATAAACAATAGTAGGAGGTGGTGGTGATCCGCCCATGGGTCAACAGGTCTTCTTAATTAAGTTTAACTCAACCGACTTGGATGTACTGACCAGCGAAACGGCCAGCGTAATTCTTAGCTGCGTCTTGCTGGGCTGCAACTGCACGAGCACGATCTGCCTCTCCAGCTGCAGCTGAAGTTGCTTGTGCTTGCTTAGATGCCATGATGTTTTGAACGTTTGATGGCAAGCCTTCAGCGAATGCCCTGTACGCTTTACTGGCTGCTAAATTTCTGGCAGTGGTTTCAGCGCCCGCAGCACTTAGAAATGGGTATAAATCCCTAAGTTGCTCACGATTTAAAGCCGCAGAAATTCTGCCGACTTCTTCCATTTCTCTTAGCCTTTCCGGACTGGTAGCTTTATAAAGGTCTAACCAACTTTGAATTTTAGGGTCAACACTAGGAATGGCATTCCCTTCTGGAAGAGTTGTCCCAGAGGGGGTAGGGGAAGGCGTGAGAATGCCCCTTAAGTCAGGGGTTTTAGCAACAAAAGCCCTTTTAAATAAATCAATATTCCTTTTACCGGTAGACGTATCCGTTCCGGTAAAGACACCAGTAAAATCCGGAAAGCTACCGATCGCCATATTATTGATATTGGTATTGGGAGGTCAGAGCAGAACCAGCTTGGGAGGCAGCAGTAAGGCCCATTTGCTGAGCCGCTTGTTGGCTACGCTCCAACATATTTGCTGCCGTTGCAATATTTTGGCGAACACCAGCTGCAGCCAATTGACGTTGAAGTTCTTGGCGAGAGCGGAATTCAGATGCTTTGGCGATCTCTGGCATCATCAGACGCAAAGCATCTCGCTGTGCTTCGGCAGTTTTCAAGGTCTCAAGACCTTGTGCCATGCCAACAGGGCCTAAAACTTGGAGGGGATCACTCAGTGTTCCACCTGCTCCAAATGTTCCAATATTTGGGGGAATGGCTCCACCTGCAGTAGCTTCATAATTTACTGCCCCAGGACCTTGATAACCTACAGCACCAGCTCCAGTACGTGCTGCAGTACGTGCTGCAGGGGTCGCAGCAGCTGCAATACTACCAGCTAATTGAGGAGCAACCAATGAACCAACACCAGCTGCAGCTGCACCTAACCCAGCAGCAGTCAATGGGCCGGGTGCAGGTAATTTGGCAAATTGTGCTCCTTTAGCAAGCAGTTGGCTACCACGAGCAAGTGCAGCAGCACCCATAGGAGTCGCGCCAAATGCCGTGCCTGCCATGCGAAGAGCACCAGGGGCAGCAGCACCTAAACCAGCAGCTAAAGCAGCCGCACCTAAGTCACCGCCGCTACGACGATATCCTTCATATCCTCCAAGAACAGCACCACCGATTGGGGCGAGCGCGGCGAGTGGTAAAACCATGATTTTTAATTCTCTTGATTGTTATTTTAAATGAAGTAATTTTTTAAAAAAAGCTACCAGCAGTACCACCAATGGTGCCACCTAATGCAGCGCCTGCCGGACCCCCAATAAGAGCGCCGCCAATGGTCCCCGCTATCCGTCCAACCGCTCCCCATGGGGATTGACGTTCTTCACCAGGAATAACAAATGGACTCATTTTTTGTGATTCGTATACCCCTAAATTCTCCAAAATATTGCCGGCTACACCTCCACCCCAATTACCTCCGTAGGGTCTCTCGGCTTTAGAACGATATTTTTCGGTATTCTTTGTTTTATCAAATAAATTCGAAAAAACTCCACCCCATTTTGAATTGTTATCATCGTCTGCAATGCCAAATTTCGCTTTATCCCAATCAATACCCCCGCTTGATCCCTTCCAGTCATAATCTCCACCCCACGATGGAGTCTTATCCTCTAACGGATTTTTATATCCAGGTAAATTATCGTAGAAGCCCATATTATTTATCCGTAAATTTTTTGAGCTAATCCAATAATATCACCCATGTTGCCACTAGAATGAAGTGTTCCGGCGCCTGCAGAAGTTTGATGACGGGCTTGAATCAACTCAAGTTGATGTTGATACCGTTGTTGATCAAGAAGTGCTTCGCCCATTTGCTCGTTTGTTAAAGGGGATGTACCTGGGATGTACTGCTGTGTGGTAAAAGCAGAAGGACGTGACACCCTGGTACTGTCTTGCACTGGTAACGAGTGCCTGCTTTGCTGTAAATAGTTAGCGAGCGCACCAACTCCAGCAGCTGCACCTCCAATTGCCAATGGTCCTGATGCAGACCCAATCAATTTGGCCGTTGTTTCTGGATATTTAGCTGCTACTCCTAGAAGACCACTTGGGTTTTCTAAATTGCTTAACTTGTTTGCAACAGCTCCGGTGACCGCTCCAGTCATTGCCGAACTTGCGGTCTTCAAGAAATCAGATAAAGCTTTACCAGCTAACCTACCGGCAACAGAAGCGGTCATCCTACTTGAACTCCTTGATTTGGGAATTTACCTACAGTTGATTGACTTTTCTCATTTGAACCAGATGGTGCAGGTTCTGAAACCAAGTAATCTAAATTTTTAGGATCCACAGCATCCTCTTCTGCAATTATCCCACGAACAACACCTTGCGAATATTTCGTGAGGAAGTCATCGGCAAATTTATTATCTTCTGGATTTTTAAAATTAGCCCAGACGCTTTTAGATGCTTGGTTAATTTTTTCTTGTGAACGATCAGCCGCATCAATCGGGAATGTACCCTCACTGTAAAAACTGTTAAACCTAGGGCTATCTTTTAATGATGCAACAAAACCACTCCTGAATGAGGCTGGGTCACTCGCCGATTCTCGGTTTGGCCCCAGGGTTTTTTCATATGGGCTCTTACCTGCCCGCCATTCAAGCTCTTGTGGGTTAGTGTAATCTCTGCTAAATGCCATTCAATTGCTCACTTATCTTTCTTTTTGCGTAATTTAGTTAACGTTTTAGCTAAATTCGCCTGTTTGACAGTGCGTTTATCGTACTCAGATGGGTTAGCGGTGACCTTGGCTGCATATTCCTCTGTACTCATTCCCGCTTCTTTAGCTTTCTTAGAAAAAGCGCCTGGATGCTCACTAGTTGCTTCCTGAATCCACTTGCCGTCTTTAGCCATGATTAACTAATAAGTACTATTTTATCAAGCAGCAGCATTATTGACTTGTGTTGCAATTTCTGAAGCTTTCATCAGCTCAGGAGCAGGGCTAGACATAGCTTCTAATTGGCGAACTTTATCTGCAGCTTTCCCAGGAAGCCAAGCTTGTGCCATGTAAAAAGCAAGCTTCTTAATTTCTTCCGAACTCAAGGCACCGTCGGCAACAGAAGAAATGGCTAATTCAAAAGCCATATCAACTTGCGAGCCTTTCCAGTTGTGTAAATTCTGATCCAGGACCGGGTCGATAATGTCGTAAGCTCTTTTTACAATTCCGCCATACTTTAAGAATGCTTGCGCTTGTCCACTATTGCGGAGAAGCATTGCAAGAGCAGCAGCTGCAGCACCAACGACAGCGGCGATAATTGGTTCTAAGAAAGTCATGACTAATCCTCGATAAGAAAAGTCTACAACGATTAATTACACAACACCTGCCCTTTTACGAGCAGCCTTTTCTTCAAGTGCTTGCATGATTTGTTTTGTTTCAAAGTGGCGCTCTGCTTGCTCCATTGCTTTTGCACGGCTGCTCCCGGATTTACCCATTCCTGCTGATGTGATGTCTGCATCACTCATTAAACCGGCGTAAACAGGTTGACGCTTTTCACGAATGGTTCCACCAAGCTCAACAGCTTTTTGAAGTCCCATTTGATGCGCAAGGGCTTTATCAGCAACGATGCCGCCAATGTTACCCATCCCTGCAGGAAAACCTTCTTCTGCGTAATCAGACAAAGCTAAACGATAAGGATCAGAAGTAGCGTAGGCATATTCAGTTGGACCACTTTTACGTTTGCCCATTTGCACGCCAATTTCGCCGCCAGGGTAGAAGGCCAATCCACGAACAGCTTTGCTCCTGTCGGAAGGAATGTCGTAAGTAGCTACAGGACCAACTTGCTGACTCATAGCGCTTAAGAATTCATTTGGGCTGATTCTAGCTTCTGGAGCGGAAACTGCAGAAGCAACGCGAACCGGTTGTGGTTGACGGGTTGTGATAATGGTGGTAGGTGCTTCTTCTGGAGCACCAACAGTTTTACTGCCTTTTTGTGCGCGTGCTGCCGCTAAAAGTGCAGTGGCCTGCTCCATTGGCATGTTGCCAAAAGCCATCCGAGCAAGACGCTCATCTTCCATTTGCTCCGAAGTTTTGCGTTGAGTGGCGGGGCTTGTGACAGTTGCAGGAGTGGCATCTAGTTCACGGATTTCACGCATGCTAGCTCCACCGGAAACACCAACCGACGCAGTGACCGGTGCCTGTGCTGGCTTCGCCATGGCGGCGACAGGACTTTCGGTAACTACACTTTGTGCAGGAGTGCGGAATTTTTCGGCAAAATAAGATTGAGCACTTTCTGGAGTCACCCCAGCACGTGCCAACAATTCGTGAGCAAGGGATTGTTCTTGTAATGCCGTTTGTCGAATCCCGGCTTTTGGATGCTCCGCGTATGGGTGAGAAACAAGGTATTCGCCACCCTTTTCTGTTATGACTCGGAGACCGTGGGGATCAGTTGGATCACCCATCAAGCTCAATCCTTTTGCTCTTAAAGCTTCCCCGACGTTCACATCTTTTAAAACAACAGGAGCGGAAGATGCCGGTTGAGTGGGGGATTCAATATCCTGTAAACCGGGATACTGTTGCTGCATTACAGCGTAAGCTTTACTCTTGCGAAAAGCTGCGGCACGCTCAGCGGCGCCTTGTCCCAGCATTTCTTCTTCTGTACCAGGGGAGAAGTGCTGCTGTGAACTGATGACCTCACTTTGCGTTGCGGGTTTTTGTTCAATTACATTCGTAGTTGGCTTTACAGGAGACAGCCCTTTTGCCTGCTGAACTTCAGAAGTTTGATTGACAATTAAATCTTGATTAAAACGATCAGAAGTCGGAGGCGGAGTCACGTCACCCGAAGCTTGAACAACTGATGAAGAAGCACCACCAGCGGCAGAAGGATAGCTCGGAGGCACACCAGGTTCGTCATCAAGCTCAAGCTTCCCGAATGATTCTCCACCTTGATTTAAATATTGACTTCCGAGATACGCAGCACCTGCCAGGGCTCCTGCAGCCAGAGCAGCTTTACCTACAACATCAACGGCGCGTCTAATTGGACTCATAGTAGGACCGCCTTGACGGCCAATATTGCGCGTATAGCTATAAACTTCTGGCGCCAGTGCCATCCTCTCTGCAGGGGACTGAGGATACGGGTTTCCAGTCATGCGGGACCAGAGTGCAAAATCCTGCGGAGATACAGGCATCTTATTTGTACTTTTGACGTTATAAATGATTTTAGGGCGTATAAATACGAGGATTTGTTACACCCTACCGGCCCATTAAAAAAGTCGATTTTGGGAAAATTTTGCGGCAGGCATCAGGCCCGCCGTTCACAAAAGTTTACGATGTAGGAAAAAAAGAAGTTATATGTTGTAACAGTTGGCAGGGGGTGGGGTGGGGTGCTAGATTGACAGAGTCGTTCGCCCTAGATGCGATGTCCACTTCAAAGACTTGGGTTTGGCTGGCTGAGTTCACCGATACGTTTGGTGGCGAGGCTAACTACAGTTGGGTTCGCAGGGTCGAGTTCTCGGCTCCTGCTGGCGCCAGCCAGCGTGTTGTGGTTGCTGCCGGCAAGGCGGCGCTGGGCTTGACCGGCGTTCGCTGCGAGACAGTCGACTGTGGCGATTGGTATCAGCTGCGGCCAGTGGGAAGCCAGACTGTGGCGTTCCTGCGGTCCTGCTGAGCTACACTGACAACGGGCCCGGCAACGGGCCCCATCCATCCATCCACCTAGCAAGGAACCACCATGACCACGCAATCGAAATCCCTGCGCCTGGCCGATACCCTGGCCCGCGAACCGTTCTCCTGGCCCGGCTTCTATCCTCGTTACGCTGTCACGTCTGACGGCGCTTGCCTCTGCCATCGTTGTTGCAAGACTGAGCGGGATCAGATCGGCACAACAACAGGATCAGACGGCTGGAACGTCGTCCACCTGGCCGTCAACTATGAAGATCGGGACCTGGCCTGTGACAACTGCTACGAGACTATTGTTGCAGCATATGCTTGACACCAGGGGCCTTCGGGCCCCTTTTTTGTAACAATGTTGAT